ATGGGTTGTCGATTGCGGATCTTGTCATGTCAATTCAGTTGATAAAATCTGTATTGACACGAAACCTCATGGATAACATGTATAACCAGAACTTTGGTAGGTATGCTATTTTAGAGGGTCAGGCTAACTTGGATGATTTGCTCACGCAAAGACCGGGCGGTATAGTCAGAGTCAAGTCACCAAACGCTATCATGCCGTTAGCCACCCCACAGCTTGAACAAAGTTCATTCCAGATGCTTGACTACCTTGACAAGCTGAGAGAATCAAGATCCGGTGTAAGCAAGTACAGCCAGGGTCTAAATGAAAATGCACTAACCTCCCACACCACAGCACAGGCTGTGTCTGCTACGATGACAGCAGCACAGTCTCGTGTTGAACTGATTGCCAGGAGTTTCGCAGAAACAGGTGTGAAGGAGTTGATGCTCAATATATTTGAGTTAATCCAAAAGAACCAGGATCACGAAAGGATCATCAGGCTGAGAAATACTTTCGTCACAGTCAGACCAGACATGTGGCAGGATAAATACGATTGTACTGTTTCCGTAGGAATAGGAAGCGGTAATCGTGACCAGCAGATGATGCACCTTTCCACTATGCTTTCATTTGCAGGGGATGCAATGAAGGGTGGTTTGAAGATTGTGAATCAGAAGAACCTTTATAACATGGGGGCAGCACTCATAAAGAATATGGGCTTCCAGAACGTTGAAGACTTCTTGACTGATCCCGATCAAGTACCAGACCAACCTAACCCCAAGGAATCAATAGATCAGATGGAGATGCAGCTTAAACAGAAAGAGATTGAAATCAAAGCTGCCGACATTCAAGTTAAACAGCAGAGGCTAGAGTTGGAAGCCATGAAGACACAGGTTGACGCTAACCTGAAGATGGCAGAGATCCAGCTTGAAGCTGAGCAAGGAAGACCGGTAGCCATTGGATGACAGAGCGCGTAGAGCGCAATCTCTACTAAACGATCCTCTCATCATAGAGGCATTTGAAACACTTGAAAAAGATTTACTGGATACCTGGAAACAATCAGGTACCGGTGATAAGGAAACCAGAGAATCGCTCTGGTTAGCTATGAGACTGCTGGATAGACTTCGCATCCATCTTCAATCCATTTTGGAAACTGGACAGATGGCTGAGAAAATGCAGCAATACCAATTATAGGAGAATAAAAAATGGCAGCGGATACGCAAGTCGCCCCGCATGATGTAGGACTACCCCCCGCAGAGGGTGGTATCAGAGAAGCAGAAAAGGCTATTCTTGGCTTGATGGAACCTGCAGAGGAGAAACCGGAAACCGAGGAAGCAAAACCGTCAGAGGAGGAAGTACCTGAAGGCGAACCCGAAGCATCCGAAGATGAACCCGAAGCTGAAGAAGCTGAAGAGGAATCAGAGGATGAAGGGGAAGAGTCACCTGAAGAAGAAGAAACTGAAGAGGAGGTTGACACACCTGATGTCTACACCGTTAAGATAAACGGAGAAGACCATGAGGTTACTGAAGATGAACTCATTAAGGGATACTCTCGACAGGCAGACTACACAAAAAAGACACAAGAGCTAAGTCAGTACCGCTCACAACTAGATCAGGCAGCACAGTTCTACCAGACCGAAGTTGCAGCGACTCAGGAAGCTCGACAGCAGTATATCAATTCTTTAGCGCAAGGAGTACAGCTTAGTCTCTCCTCGTTACAGGAATTTGAGAACATTGATTGGGAACGGTTAAAAACCGAAGACAAGGAAGAATATCTTACAAAGAGAGATGACTTCCGAGAAGCCCAGAACAGTGTTCAGAAACTAAAACAGACACACGCACAAGAAGCAGAAAAGCAAAATGCTGAACAGCAACATCAGTTTCAAAACTGGGCACAGACTGAACATCAAAAGTTAGTCAGTATCCTTCCCGATTGGGGAGATCCAGTGAAACAGAAAGCGATTGCTGGTGAACTGAGACAGTTCGCTTTTACCAAGGGCTTTGCCGAGGAAGAGTTAGCACAGCTTTTTGATCATCGTTCTATTCTAATCTTAATGCAAGCTAAAGCTTGGGAAGATGACCAGAAGAAGGTCAAAACAGTTAAGTCTAAAAAGATAAAGAACAAACCCAAAGTCACCAGGAGTGGCAAAGGTGTGCAAAAGTCTGACAGTGAAAAATCAAAGAGGACTGCGAATATGAAAAGACTCCGAGATAGCGGGCACTACAGAGATGCAGCTATTCTCTTGGAGGACTTTGTAGATATACAAAATTAGGAGAAAAAAATTATGGCACTTCCAACAAACACTTCCATTACCTACGGTGCTGTAGGTATCCGGGAAGACTTGTCGAATGTAATCTATAATATCGCTCCTATGGATACTCCCTTTTTCAGTGGTTGTGGTAGAGGCACTGCGGATTCAACTAAGTTTGAGTGGCAGACTGATACTATTGCTGCAGGTTCAGCAAACCAGCAGATAGAGGGTAATGACCCGACATCTAATGCAAGGGCTAATCCAACGCGATTATTTAATTACACACAGATAAGTGTTTATTCAATTCAAACATCAGGCACCAATGAAGCGGTCGATTATGCTGGCAGAAAATCCTCGCAAGCTTACCAGTTAGCGAAGAAAGCCAAGCAGATGAAGCGCGACATAGAGTTTATGCTTACAAACAACATAGCTTATGTTGTTGGTACCAACTCCACAGCCAGAAAGAGTGCTGGACTCAGCACTTGGCTTAACTCGGGTTGGGTTTCAATGAACCCGACAAGCGGTTCACCCGCTGCACCGACTGGGGATGGTTCTGACCAACCAACTTATGCTAGTGCTACCGCTTCTGTTACTGAACTTGGTTTAAGAAGCGTTATCAAGACAGTGTATGAGGCTGGTGGTGATCCAGATACCATTATATGTAAGCCATCTATTAAGCAGTCGATCTCAGCTTTCTCAACACAACCTGCTACGGCAACCGTTAGTGTTCCGATGCGTACTAAAGCTGATGGTCCCGCACCCGCTCATGTTATTTCAGCAGTTGACGTATATGTGAGCGATTTTGGTACCTTTAAGATCGTGAGTGATAGAAACCAATTCCAAGAGAAGGATGTGTTCTTCATCGACTTTGATTATTGGTCTGTGGCTTATCTCAGACCTTTTAAGACAGAGTTACTAGCTAAGACCGGAGACTCAGTAAAACAGATGTTAGTTTGCGAGTATGGTCTTGAAGCGAAGAACGAAGCTTCTAGTGGTTTTCTAACTGACGTTAAAGCGTAAGAGGTAATTAGGGGGTGGGTAAAACCACCCCCGATCTTATGAAACAAAAAGAGACTGTTAGTCTGAAAGATGGGCAGGTTGCCCACCGAGAAATGACCATTGGCTGCCCGAGTGCAGATGATGGCAAAGGTGGGAAGGTAATATTTCCTTTTGGTCCGTGCATATATGCAGCCTTCATCACCGATAAACTGAAAAAATCTTTACTAAAAGAAGGGAACAAAATAAGGAAGAAGGCAGAGCACAACTTCAGTAGTAAGCTTGCTGGAAATATGTATTTTGGTGGCTCATATAATTATAGTGATGAGTACATAGATACAGTTCAAGAAGAGCTAACGGGTATCTTATTCCAATGGTTCGACTTTATGACTGCACACTATGGTCCCAGCAGGTTGAACTTTGTGCCTGGAAGATCAAAGTTTGGGATAGGCATAGAGAATCTCTGGGTTAATTATCAGAAAAGATATGATCACAATCCCAATCATCAACATAATGGTATTGTTTCCTTTGTCATATATCTAAAAGTTCCAGAAGTTATATTCCAAGAACAGGCAGATTCAAATGTTACATCTGCTGGACATATTTTCTTTAAGTATGGGGAATCTATAAGCCCACTATCTGTGAGGGAGTGGGATGTTACTCCAGCAGACAATATGGTTCTTATGTTTCCTGCTACCTTAGATCATTCTGTTCATCCGTTCTGGGTGGAAGCAGAGAGAGTGAGCGTGTCCGGTAACTTTACTATACCTGACACCCTAATAAGTAACAATGGGATTTAAGCAAGTAGCGATTGTTGGGCTGGCAGAATCCACGCACAATGATGCACCCTATACCAGCCCATATTGGGATACATGGGGATTACCTTGGGATGAAGGTAAGTACCCGCACTTTGACAGACTCTTTGACATACATCCATTAGAGTGTATAAAAGCTGCAACCCCCTCGTTCTACCGACAGGGGTATGAGGATAGGTTAAGGAATCTTGAAGGTAAGCTGTACATGCAGCAAGCCTATGAAGAAATACCTAATGCAATTGAGTATCCATTGGATAAGGTATCTATGCTAGTGGGTGATTATTTTAATTCATCCATTGCCTATATGTTGGCACTTGCAATCTACGAGAAGTATGACAGGATTGGTTTGTGGGGTGTGGACATGGATGATGAAGGTGAGTGGGGCCATGCAACTGAATACAGGGATGAAAGACCTAACTGTGAGTATTTGCTTGGCTTTGCCAAGGGTAAGGGTATAGAGATTTACTTACCTCATGGCTGTCCACTTCTTAAATTCAGTGGAGAATTCCCGCTTGGAATTGTGATCCCTCATTATGGGGTTCGTTATGGTTTTCTAAGTGATGGGTTTTCTTACCAGGAAAATAAAACATGAAAGATTTAGAAGAGATTGTAAAGAAGATTTCCAAGGTTAAAAAGACTAAACGGGAAAACAAAAAGCCTGTTCCAGAGACTTCTCGTGAATGGTTGGAAAAAGCTTATCCACCGGAAGGTGGCGCAGCGCAAAAGATAGGCGGTATAGGGTATGTCTAGGAGAACAGTTTTTGAATATATACCTGGAAGGCGAACGGATATGGTTGAACATTCCGATGGTAGAACTACGTTTAATACATTACAAGATGTGCAGCCTATCATAGATCATAATAAAATGATGATGAACGAGTACGGTGATAAGTTGACTCCTGGTAAAAGGGGTACCTGGCATCGAGTGGCTTCTATTCCCAACAATGTATGGGAGCAGTGGCAGCTTGACACGGATTATGCAATAGATAAAGACAAGAATCTTCTCAAGAAATATTTGAATGATCCTGATAACAGGTTTTTCAAAACATCACCAACCAATTTATAGAGGAACAAGATATGATGAATATATCAGGAACTAGCAACGTTATTAGACCATTAACGACCCATACATTATCCGCAACGACATCCAGTGGTGCAACTGCAACATCTGCATTTGCATCGGATACAAATACAGTTATGGTAACTGCAACTGCTGGTTGTTTCGTTGCCTTTAATCCAGATCGCCCCGCCACGACATCCTCCACTTATATCGCAGGTGGAACACCTTACTTTTTTCGTGTAGAACCGGAAGCTATGTGTTCAGCGATTACCGGGGCAAGCACAGCATCAGTTTATATTACTGAACTGACAAGATAGATGGCAATTTCGACTTATGGTGAGCTGAAGACCAGTGTAGCTAATTGGCTAGACAGGGATGATCTGACTGAGAGAATACCGGAGTTCATTGCTCTATGTGAAGCAATGGTTATCAGACCATTGAGGGTGAGAGGTATGGAAACTCTGGATACTTCTATCACCACTGTGGCTGCACAAAGGAACTATGATCTTCCCTCTGGTTACTTGCAGATGAAGGAATTTCATTTAAGCACAAACCCGATAAGGTCTTTGGCTTACTTAACCCCGGAGATGATGTTCCGAGTCTGGGCTGGCAGCACAACAGGAACACCGAACGCTTATACAATTATCAAGGAACAGTTTTATCTGGGTCCAGCTCCAGCCTCAGTAATATCCACAAGTATGCTCTACTATAAGCAGTTGGATGCGTTGTCAGATTCCGCTCCAACCAATTGGGTTATTACAAATGCACCACATCTGTACCTCTATGGATCGCTCTTACAGGCAGAGCCATTCCTAATGAATGATGCGAGAGTTCCTCTATGGGAGAAGGCTGTAAGGCAAAGCATTTCCGATATACAGGAGCAAGATAACAAGGATAGACATTCTGGCTCAGAAATGAGAGTAATGAATACAGGCGGGTACTTCTAATGGCACTAGAAACAGGCAATTTTATTAGTGCGCTAGTTCGCACAAATCCACTTTCCTCAGATAACATATCAGAGGGGGATGATCATCTTCAACTTATCAAGAAAATCCTGCAGAAAACATTTCCTGTAGGAACGGATAGTGCACTTGATAGTGGTATAGGTCCAGACCAGGCGGTTCAGGTTCTTATTGCAAAGTCATCCGCACCAACTGTAGATACATCTTCGAGTGGAAATGCTGCAAGAGCAATGGGTTTGCTATGGCTGGATACAAGTAACAATCTCCTCAAAATAAGAAACCAGGCTAACGATGCCTGGATTACTTTATCTGTTGACCCAGAAAATGATAAGACTGTAGACATCGAAGGTGGAACAATTGATGCTACCGTAATAGGTGGGTCAACCCCAGCAGCGGGTGACTTCACCACGCTGGATACAACTGGTGCATTGACAGTCGGAACAGACATCACCATCTCCGGTGATGACATCATCATGGCAACCAATACAGATGCGTACATGCTGGTTGCTGATGGAACGAGTTACAATCCAGTAGCGATAACTGGAGACATTACATTAACTAATGCAGGTGTTACAAGCATTGGTGCTGACAAGGTAATTACTGCAAAGATACTGGATGGGAATGTCACCAACGCAAAGTTGGCAGACATGGCAGCGAACACAGTAAAGGTAAGGGATGCCAATTCCTCTGGTGCTCCTTCTGATGTAGCGTTAGCCACAACCGAAATACTAATTGGTGATGGTACAGGATTCACCGCTGCAGCATTGTCAGGTGATGCCACAATGACTAATGCGGGTGCTGTTACGGTAACCAAGATACAGGGTGAGGCTGTAAGTTCTACCTCTGCTGCAGATGACCAATACTTAAAATACTCCACCGCATCTTCAGAGTGGCAAAAAGTGAATATAGTGGGCG